GAGGAAAGCGGGGAAGACTTCGATCAGGAGCTGGTCATCGACCGCATCCTGAACCAGAGCTCGGTGTATCTCGACCCGTTTGCGCAGCAGCCGGACTGGAGCGACGGCAACTGGGCGATGGTCGGCGGGTTCGTGTCGGCCGAGCAGTACAAGCGCGAATTCCCCGACTCGAAGGTGTCCAGTCAGCTCGACGACGACTTCGCCGGCGAGGGCGACGACAGCCCGGACTGGATGGGCGAGACGGAAGACGGGCAGCGCGCCGTGCGCGTGATGGAGTACTTCGAGGTCCAGCGCACACCGCAGGTGCGTGTCGCGTACACCAACGCCCGCGGCCAGCTCGTGGCCTGCTGGGAAGAGGAGCTCCCGCCGGACGTCCCGCCCGACGCCGTCGAGCAGCGCCGCGTCAGCGAACGGCGCGCCGTGAAGTGGTACAAGACCAACGGCGTCGAGCTCCTCGACGAGGGCGACTGGGACGGGCAGTACATCCCGATCATCCCGTTCGTCGGTCGCGAGCAGAACATCGACGGCAAACGCCGGTGGATTGGCATTATCCACCCGAGCAAGGACGGACAGCGCCTGTTCAACTACTCGGTGAGCACGGCTGTCGAGACCGCCGCGCTCGAACCGAAAGCGCCGTTCATCGGGTACGAAGGGCAGTTCGAGGGGCACGAGCAGGCGTGGGCGCAGGCCAATATCCGCAACTTCCCGTACCTCGAAGTGAAGCCGACCACCATCGGCGGCCAGCCGGCGCCCCTGCCGCAGCGGAATACGAACAACGCCAACCTCGGGCCATCGCTGGCGCTTGTGCAGCAGGCCGACGAGTACATCAAATCGACGACGTTTGTGTACGACCCGAGCCTTGGTTCCGCGGCGGGCTCACGCTCGGGCCGCGCTGTGCTCGCGCTGCAGCAGCAAGCCGATATTGGCAACAGCAACTATCTGGACAACCTCGCCAACATCTCGATGACGTACGAGGCGAAGGTGCTGCTCGACCTCATCCCGAAGATTTACGACCGCCCGGGCCGCGTCGCGCGCATTCTCGGCGTCGACGATGAGGCGAAGATGATCGTCCTAAACGCGCCGTTTGTGCGCGACCCGCAAACCGGCCGCCCGATGCCTGCGCCGATGGCGATGGCAGGGGCGATGCCGGCCCCGTTGGGGCCACCGCCCGGACCGATGCCCGGGCCGCCGATGCCCGCGCCGGCGCCGCCGAAGGTGCTGCACTACAACCTCGCGGCCGGCAAGTACACGAGCACGGTGAGCGTCGGCAAAGCCTATCGTACGCGCGTCGAGCAGGCATCCGATGAACTGGGACAGGTGCTGCAGGCGAGCCCCAACCTCATGCCGATGATCGGCGACCTCTACTTCAAGTACCGCGACTTCCCGGGGCATCTGGAAATCGCGAAGCGCATGAAGAAGATGCTGCCGCCGCCGCTGCATGACGACGACCAGCCCGACCCGCAAGCGCTGCAGGCGCAGCTCGAACAGGTGCAGCAGCAGTCGAGCGCGATGCTGCAGCAGATGCAGGCGAAGATTCAAGAGCTGACCGACGTCATCAAGGCCAAACAGGTCGAAGTGCAGGGGCAGATCGAGGCGAAGCGCTTGGAGATGGAGACACGCGAAACCATCGCGCGTGTGCAGGCCGAGGCCGCCGTGGCCGTGGCGCAGATCAAGACCGACACGACCGCCGCCAAGGCGCTCCTCGACGCCGAGCAGCGCCAGATGCAACAGCAGGCGCAGCACCAGCACGAGAGCGAACTGCAGCTTCAGAAGCTGGTGGCGCAGCGGCAGGCTGAACGTGAGCAGGCGATGGCCGACGCGCTCGCGTCGCCGCCCTCGCCAGACCTCGCCATCAATATCGATGGCGGTACCCGCCCGGTGAGCGGGTAACCCCGGCGCACGCGCCGCGAAAGGACCGTCCAATGGACGCGCAAGAAGTCACGCACGACCAGTTTGAAGTGTCGACAAACACGGCGCCCGCCGCCGACGTGAGCGCGTCGCTCCAGACGCTGGATGCCGATCTGGCTGCCGCCGACGAGTCATCCGCATCTGAGCCCGCGCCGGACCGCGCAACGACGCCGAAGGCGCCGTCGCCGGCCGAACAGCGGAAAGCGAAGATTCAGGATGAAATCAACGCGCTGGTGCGCCAGCGTGGGGAGACGCAGCGCGAGCGCGACGCGATTGCGCAGGAGCTGGCGGCGCTGCGTGCCGAGCGCGACCGCGCGGTGCCACGGCCAGAGCCCGCGCGTCAGGCGCCGGCCCCGATGCCGACAGGCGACGAGCGTCCGAGCGAAAGCGATTTTACCGACTACGCGGAATTCACCGCCGCCGTGGGGCAATGGTCCGCGCGGCAGGCGATCCGAGAGTTTCAGGAAGGACTGCAGCAGCGCGCCGAGCAGGAGCAGCGCACGCAGTGGGAAACCCAGCGACAGCAATCGTTCGCTGAACGTCTTGCGGATGCGCGGCAGCGCATCCCCCAGTTCGATAGTCTCGTCAATCGGGAAGACATCGAACTGTCGCCGCCTATGATCGACGCCATCAAGGACTCGCCGGTGGCCCCGGACTTGATGGTGCATCTGGCGCAACATCCCGATGAAGCCCAGCGCATCTACGCGCTGCACCCGGTGCTCGCATTCGGTGAAATGAAAGCCCTCGAAGGGCGTCTGTCGGCTGCTTCGTTTCAGTCCGGCTCGGTTCGACAGACTCGGTCTATCAGTCAGGCGCGCCCTCCGATTAAGCCGGTCGGCAGCGCGCCGAGCCCATCAGTCGACGACCCGTCCAGCATGGAGTTTGGACCGGATTATGTCCGGCGCATGAACGCGCTGGACCGCCGCCGTCGACGCTAACGCAGGAGAGTAGTGGCACATGGCGAATTCACTCGTCACCCCAACGTGGTACACCAAGGAAGTCGCGCGCATTCTGGTCAACAACCTGAAGTTCGCGGCGAACGTGAACCGCTCGTACGACGACCAGTATCAGCAGGCCGGCGCGAAGGTCGGGTACACCGTCAACGCGCGTATGCCCCAGCGCTTTCAGGTGACTGAAGGTCAGGCGCTGCAGGTGCAGGCACTGAACAACCAGTACGTCCCGATCACCCTGACGCACCAGAAGAACGTGGCGTACTCGTGGTCGACCGCGTCGATGACGCAGGAAGTCGAGTACGTCCGCGACCGCTACGTGAAGCCGGCCGCGGTGGCGCTCGCCAACATCGTCGACTTCGACGGTCTCACCACCGTCTACAAGGACGTCTACCAGACGGTCGGCACGCCCGGCACCACGCCGAGCAGCAACCTGACGTACCTGCAGGGTGGCTCCATCCTGACCAACAGCGCGACGCCGCCCGACGAACGCGTCGCCATCCTCGACCCGCTGTCGATGGTCACGCTCGCGAACGCGAACCTCGCGCTCTTCAACCCCAGCGCGCAGATCAGCGAGGAGTACCGCACCGGCCAGTTTGCCAACAAGGCGCTTGGGTTCGACTCGTGGTACGAGGATGCCAACGTCGCCAAGCACCTGACCGGCTACTTCGCCGCGTCCACGCCGGTGGTGAACGGCGCCAGCCAGACGGGCTCGTCGCTCGTCACCAGCGGTTTCGGCACGGGGCTCCTGCGGAAGGGTGACGTGTTCACCATCGCGGGCGTGTTTTGCGTCAACCCGGTCAACTACTCGTCGACCGGCGCCCTGCAGCAGTTCACGGTCACGGCCGACACGGCGGTCGCGGCCGGCAGCATCACCATCCCGATCAGCCCGGCCATCATCACCTCGGGCCAGCTCCAGACGGTGACGGCGTCGCCTGCGAACAACGCCAGCATCACGGTGGTCGGTGCGACCTCGGCCACGGCGGGCACGCTCGGCGCCGGCGGCACGGTCGGTATCACCACGCCGCAGTCGATGCTGTACCACCCGGACGCCTTCACGCTGGTCATGGCCGACCTGCACAAGCCGTCGTCGGGGGCGGAATCGACCACGGTCCGCTCGAAGGAGCTGGGCATCAGCATCCGCATGGTGCAGCAGTACCAGATCGGTACGGATCAGGAACCGACCCGTATGGACATCCTGTACGGCTGGGCCACCCTGCGTCCCTCTCTCGCCTGCCGCGTGCAGGGCTAATTCAGGAGACCTCATCACATGGCAATCACCAATACGACCATCTCGGCTGCCGTCGCCGCAACCGACCTGATCATCCCGGTGACCTCGGCGACTGGATTCGCGGCTGGCAACTGGCTGCGCATCGATTCCGAGTTCATGCAGGTGGTGTCGGTGTCTGGCACCAGCATCGCGGTGCGCTCGCGCGGCGACTACGGCAGCCCGGCGCAGGCGCACAGCATCCTCGCGGGGGCTGCGACCGGCCTCACCTCGGACCTGCCGTCGCTGGCGCCCACCGAAACGGCGCAGATTCCGCCGCATGATCCGACGCTCATCAGCGTCGGCGCCGACGCCACGATCGACTCGCCGGTCGACAACAGCACGTACATCATCACCAAGGCGACGGCTGCGGCGATCACCCTGAACGCGCCCAGCAAGGCGCAGGACGGGCTGATCCTCACGTTCCTGTCGGCCACGGCGCAGGCGCACACCGTCACCTACACCGCTGGGTTCTACGGTGACACCACCTCGTCGGACGTGGCGACGTTCGCCGCGAAGGTGGGCGCCTCGATGACCATCATCGCGCGCGGCGGTACGTGGGGCGTGTACGCGCTCGCCAACGTGACCCTCGCGTAACACCACACGGAGGAGCCAGTCTGCAGGCTGGCTCCTCGTGTCTTTCTGGAGCATTCACATGGCCGTGTTCTCACCGACTCCGACGACGACACTGCTGTCCGCTGTCACTAGCGGCACTTCGCAGTGGGTGGACGTCTCGCAGGTTCAGCGCATCTCGGTGACATTCACGTCGGCCGGGACCACCAGCGGCGGCACGCTGCTCATTGAGGAGACGGACGACCCGTCGTCCACGGCCACGGCGTCGCAGATGACGAGCGTGGCGGCCTCGACCTTTTCAGGCACCGCGAAGGCCACCTATCATCTCGTCAACGCCGCATCGCAGTGGATGCGCGTGCGTATCTCGTCGGCAATCACCGGCGGCGGCACCGTCACCGTCACGTTCTCGGGAGTGTAGCCCGTGGCTAATTCCGTCTACGTGTTCCCAGACGTCACCATGAACGCGGCGTCGCTATCGGTCACGGGCGACGTGTCAGCGGCATCGGTGCGTGGCAACGCGGTGGCATTTGCCAGCCGTCCAGCCACGCCAGTCGAAGGCATGATGGTCGCGTTCACCGACGCGACGCTCGCAACGTGGGGCGCCACCATCGCCGGCGGGGGAGCGAATCATGTGCTCGGGTACTACAACGGCACCCTTTGGAAAGTGATCGGCTGAAGTGGCAAACAGCGTGTGGGTTGAGACGGCGACGGCTCCCGTGTGGGCCAGTGTCTGGGACACGACCAACCAGACCGCCGCTCTCACCACTGCGTCGTACGCAATATCGTTTAACACCACCGACCCAGACAGCCGTGGGGTATCGGTGGTGACGGACGGGTCCGCGCTGACACGGCTGACTGTGTCGACGACGGGCGTCTACAACGTGCAGTTCAGCGCGCAGTTCACGAACTCGGACACTGGGAGCTCGCACAACGCGAACATCTGGATTCGCGTGAACGGCGTGGATGTCCCTGCCACCAACGGGCAGGTCACGGTCCCTGCGACGCGCGCGGCCGTCCCGGGCGCCTACCTCGCCGCATGGAACTACATGCTGCGACTCTCGGCGGGGTCGTACATCCAGTTCTTGTGGCAAGTGGAAAGCGTGGGTGTCAGCCTGCAGACGTTGCCGGCTGGCAGTACGCCCGTGACCCCGGTCTCGCCAAGCATCATCGCGACGGTGTTCTTGGTGCGATAGACTACAGACGCGCGCGGCTAATAACGGCCGCGGCACCGTGCCATAGGCACGCGAAAGGACAGCACGATGGGTATCGTACGCACTGGCGAGAGTGAGCTAGACGAGGAACTGAAGCGCTGGGAGAAGCCGTATGCGTTCCAGCCATTCCCGAAGATGATCTACCGCGGCATCCTTCGGTCGGACGGCCGCCACGACTTCGAGCACACCGTTGTGCAGCACGAGCGCGAGTACCGCGACTTCCTTGCGCAGGGCTGGGTCGACTCGCCGGCGGACGCGAAGGCGGGTGTCGAGCGCGTCGAGGCGCAGATTGCAGAAGCGGCCGCGGAGAACGCGGCGTCCGCAAAGAAGATGAGCGCGAAGGCCCAGCGTGAGCTGGCCGCGCGGGAAGCCGCAACGCACCGGCACATCACTGAGTAGGAAAGGGGCGTCCGTTGACGACGCGAGACCTGATCACCACGGCGCTGCAGCGCATCAACGTCATCAACGCCGGCGAAGCGCCGAGCGCGGATGATGTCAATGACGCGCTCGACCGGCTCAACGACTTGATCGACTCGTGGGCCACCGAGCGCCTCACCATCTACTCGACGGTCCGCACGACGTGGAGTCTGGTGAGTGGTCAGGCCAGCTACTCCATCGGGTCGGGCGGTGACTGCAACATCGCCCGGCCGGTGTTCATCGAAGACCTCAACTTCATCGACACGTCGCAGACGCCTCCGCTGGAGATGAACCTGTCGCCGCTGACGACCGACGCCTATGCGCTCATCCCGCAGAAAGCGCTGACGAGCGTCTACCCGACCTGCTACTACTACAACGCGACGTACCCCACGGGCACTGTCACTATGTGGCCGGTCCCCACGTCCAGTGTGTTGCAGGGCGTGATTTACGCGCCCACGGCCGTCACCGAGCTGGGGCTGAACGACACCATCAGCCTTCCGCCCGGGTACCGCCGGTTCCTGCGCGACAACCTCGCCATCGAAATTGCGACCGAGTACGACGTGAAAGCGGACCCTGAACTCGTGCGCATCGCTAGAGAATCGAAGGAACAGATTAAGCGCGCGAACATCCGCCTGTACGACCTGTCGATGGACCCCGCGCTACGCGCGCGGCAGGGGCGCTACAACATCTTCTCCGACACGGGTGCCTGATGCCGGCGCTGCCACTGTTCGTGAACGGCGGGTACCAAAGCCAGTCGCCGCTCGCTGACAACGAGCGCACGGTGAACTGGTACCCCGAGCCTATTGAATCGCCCGGCGGCACCGTGAAGGTGGCGCTGTACCCGACACCCGGCGTGTTGACCGCGTTCACCACGCCCCAGTCGGTTGGCAAGGCGATGTTCGCGATGGGCGGCCGCGCGTTCGCTGTCATTGGCGCGGGGTTCTACGAATTCTATGAGTCAGACACGTACACGCTGCGCGGCACCGTGGCCGAGAATGCGAGCCCCGCGACGATCTCGTGCAACGGGCTGTCGCCGAGCGGCGCCGGTGGCGACCAGCTCTTCATCACCGCCGGCGGGAAGGGCTACACGTTCGACCTGAACACCAACGTGTTCACGCAGGTTGTGGCCGCGAACTGCGACATGGGCGCGTCGGTGTACGGCTACTTCCTGTATCTGGACGTCGCCAGCAGCGTGTTCTACATCTCGAACTACTTGGACGGGTTGACGTGGGACCCGACCCAGTACGCGCAGCGCACCATTGGACCGGACCCGTGGACGTCGATGTTTGTGACGCCCTACGGGCAGATCTGGCTGCTCGGGAGCCAGACGTCCGAGGTGTGGTACAACGCGGGCAGTTACCCGTTCCCATTCGCCCCAGACCCGTCCGGCCTCATCCCGTACGGATGCGCGGCCCAGTTCTCTACCTGTTTCGCCGGCGACACCATTACGTGGCTCGCCACGACCCGCAACGGTGGGTATCAGGTGATGTCCGCGCGCGGGTTTACGCCGCAGCGCATCAGCACCTACGCGCTTGAAAACGCCATCGCCAACTACGCGGTGGTGAGTGACGCTGTGGGTGCCACGTATGAAGACCACGGGCACGCGTTCTACCTGCTGACCTTCCCGACCGAGGGCGTGACGTGGTGCTACGACTTCCGCACGCAGCTCTGGCATGAACGCGGGACGTGGCTGCCAGAACTGAATGCATACGACGCGTGGCGGCCGACGTGGCACTGCTTCGCGTTCAACAAACACTACTGGTGCGACCGCGAGAACGGCAGCGTCTACGAGGTGGGCGACCTGTTCACCACCGATGTGGGCGGCGGCCCGATACGCCGCGTGCGCCGGACTCCGGCGGTCTTCTCAGAGCACGAGCGCATTCGGCTGGTGCATCTGGAGATCTTTCTTGAGACCGGGCTCGGCACGCCGACCGGGCAGGGCGCGAACCCACAGGTGATGCTGCGCACGTCGTATGACGGCGGCAAGACATGGACGAGCGAGCGGACGTCAAGCGCGGGGCGCACGGGTATCTACAACCCGCGCGTCTTGTTCTGGCGACTCGGGCAGGGGCGTACCTGCGTGTTTGAAGTGAGCGTCACAGACCCGATTCCGTGGCGCATCATGGACGGCTACATGCACGTCAAGGTGGACGCTGAGTGATGGCCAGCCCCACCTTCCCGTCGCGCGACAAGGTGACCGACAAGTCAGGCTACGTGACGCAGCCGTGGCAGATCTGGCTGCGCAACCTGAGCACGTCCGCGTCAGCCACCGTGCAGACGGTGCAGACCGTGTCGCTGGCGGCGCAGGGGGCGGCTATCGGGGCCACGTCGTTCAAGACGCCGCTCGTGACGGGGCTCTACACGGTGACGTGGTACCTGCGCATCGTCCGCGCCGCGACCACGTCGAGCAGCCTGCAGGTGCAGGTCGGGTTCACCGATGAGAGTATCCCTTGCGTGATGACGGGCGCCGCCGTGACGGGCAACACCATCTCGACGGTGCAGAGTGGGACGTTCATTGTGCGGTGCGACCGTGGCGCGCCTGTGACATACAGCACCATCTACAGCAGCACGGGTGCGACGACGATGCAGTACGACCTCGTGCTCACGTTCGCGTCGGGAGGGTAGGACTATGAACTGGAAGAGTATCGGGCACTGGGCCCTGACGGCGGCGCCGGTGGCGGCCGCGTTTATCCCGGGCGTTGGACCGCTGGCCTCGACAGCGATTGGCGCGGCGGCCGGCGGCCTCGACGCCAAGCTGATGCACCGCAACGTGCTCGGCGGGATGACGATGGGCGCGCTGTCAGGGTATGGCGCGGACAAGCTGCAGGGGGTTCGTGGCGCACGAGGATTGTCCACGCCAGATGCGGGGATGATGCGCGGGTTCCAGAC